CGTGCCGTAGCCGGCCAAGTCAGCGTCGCCGGCCGTCCTGACCGCGTCGCTCACGGTGTCGCCCCCGCTTCCCAGCCCCTTGAGCCAGCCCCACGGCAGCGACGACGCGCCCTCGAGAAGTGTTCCCCCAATGGCTCCCGCGGCGGCGGACCCGGCGCCGCTCGCCCCCCGGTCGTACAGCGCTGCCTGCGTGTCGTCGGACTCCGCCTGCCGGCGATAGCCCCACGATGTCAATTCGGCGTTCCGCAGCACGTTGGTCGCGTTGAACTTGTTCGCCTTGGCGATGTCCGCGCGCACGTCGACGTTGCTGCCGGTGTTGACGTTCACTCCCGACGCGGCTTGCTTCGCCTTCACGGCCCCCAAAAGGTTCGCCCCCCGGAGGCTTTCAATGTCCGCCCCGGCGATGCCGGCCTGCTCCGCCCGCTCCGCGCGCATCCGGTTGACCGCCGCGTTGCGCCGCGCGACCTGCGCCTGATAGGCGTAGGTCTGGCTGTTGGCTTGGCCGCCCTTGGCCTGCCCCGCGACCTTGGACGCGGTCCCGGCAGCACTTAGCGCTACGGGAGCCCAGGTCGCGACGGCTGATGCTACACCCGCCACATCATTCTCCCGTGATGGTTACGTGGTTGAAACGCTCGTCGCGATGCGAGGCGAGCAAATCAAACTCGTCGGTAAACTGGTGCTCCGCTTCCTCGACTGTCTGCGCCGCGGTGGGAAACATCATGGTGAGGTAGACGTCGCCCCGCGCATGGAAGGCCTGCTTCCGCCCCGCGCTTGCCGGCACGACGTTGTAGCCCGACACGTCCATGGGGCCGTCGTTCACAAAAACCGTGGCGTCCCCCTGGACGATTAGCAGAGTCGCGATTTTCACCAGTACGCCGGTGATCGCCACTCCGGCCGGGATGAATATCGTCCGGGCGTACATGCCCGCGTGCAGCACATGGCCGGTAAAGATCGGAACCTGTGGCAGCGCAAACATCACCGCCTCAAGCTCCCGGACCCGGGCAATCGCCGCGTCATCCATGGCCGCAATCTGCAGCGGCGCGAGGTCGCCCGGGACAAGCGGAATCAGGTCGCCGTTCATGCCGCCTCCCAAACGATGCTGATCTGCCGCGCCGAGCCGGCCGGTACGAGAAGATCGGGGTTGCTCGACAGGTAGCGCATCAGCCGCCGCTTGCCGTCCCGGCTTTCCGCCCGGGCCCCCTCCGCGCTGTCATCCGCCGCCCGGAACCCCAGCGCCACCGCAAACCGCATGGCCGTCTCGTCGCCCGGGATCAGGGTCGTGGTCAGGTGCCGCTTGGTCTGCGCCAAGGCTTCCAGTTCCCGCTTCGCCTGCCGCAGGATCATCGACGTGTGCTTCACCGCATGCTGGGCAAGAGCCAACCACACGATGCCGTCCGAATTGATCGGGGTGCTTTCAACGCCCCATACCGCGGCCAACTTGCCATCGACCAGCGCCGCCTTGCGGTAGTAGGAGCCGTCAAACATCCGACGGAATTCCTTGTGGATCGGGACGTTCATGCGGAGAAGGGCGGCGTGATGCTCGACGCGCATCATTCTCGCGATCTGCCCACAATGATAGGGGCGGGCGTCGATGATCTCGAGGCGGCTCATCAGGCACCCACATTAGCACGAGAGCGCTCTTTTTGGGGCACCCGAAGCTGCGGAATATCGCCCGGGAGGTCTTCCGGGATCAGGGACAGGACGTTCATGGGCAACGGCTGGGTCTGCTGCAGGGCGACTTGGCCCTTTGTATTAAAGCCGCCCGTCAGGTTCACGCGAACGTCCCCGGTCCACAACGGTACAATATCGGACCCATAATAGGGCAGCGCCTGATCCGGCACGTCCGCCATATTGTTCCATGCCGGCGCGACCTGCACCGGGCTCAGCGTCGAGCCGTCCTGCTGGTTTGACCCTGCCTGGAAGCCGCGCGAAGCCTCGACCCGCACCGTCACGGCGCCGACCTTCTTGCGCTGGCCTTGCGTCGTCGGGTTCTCGCCGGTGTTGAGGTACAGGGACTGAAGCTGGGCCGTGAAGCCCAAGCCCACCACGATGTTCGAGGCGGGCGTCGACAGGGTGATCGTCCCGGTGGCGCTCACCGTCTGGGGGTCGATCACGACACCGTCGGCCACCCCTGTCACGGTCGCCCCGATCAGATGATTGAGGCCAGTCACCGTCGAGACCGGCATGGTCATGGTCCACGACCCCATGGGGATGTCCTCGACCTCGTTGTTCGAGTCCGGGACCAGTTCGGTGAACGGAACATTCACTTCGGCCGTCACCACTGTGGGGCTGGTGTACCCCGTAATCGTCGCTTGGCCGCCGGCACCACGCACCACCGAGCCGATGTCCGACGACTGGAAGACCGCACCCGAGGCCGTCAGCGTGACCGCGTTGGACAGGGTCAGTTCGATCTCAGCACCCGACCCGCCCTCTGAGCCGGCCGGATCGTACAGGACCAGTTTGGGGCTGGTGTAGCCGCTGCCGCCCGAGGAGAACGCGACGTTGGTAATGACGCCCCCGGCGATGGTCAGGACCGCCACCGCGCCCGTCCCGGTGCCCAGCCCGTTGTCGTCCACCACCGTGGCTTCGGTCAGGTTGGACCAGCCGGAGCCGCCAGACGTGATCACGGCTCCAGTCAGGGCCCCGTCGCCATTGGCCGAACTGACGCTCAGCGAGGCGTTTGGCGTGGGTTGCGCAAGAGCCAAGGCACAGTCGACCGCCCAGACGTCGTCGATGGTGTTCCAGATGCGGTTGTTCATCCGCTCGACGGTGTAGGCCGTGTGCGTTCCAATCTGCCGCTGCACCGCACAATAAAGGGCGTCGACCGGCAACTCGATCACCGAACAGACGCTCATAAACTGCCCATCGGAGTCGTGCCGCGCCCACCCCCAAATACCCTCGGCCTTGAGGTAGGTGAGGCTCAGCAGCACGCCGTCGCTGCGCACCGCCCACACGAGCTTGTACGGCTCCTCGCACCACGTCCATCCCAGTATCTGATAACCAATGAACAGGTGCGCCGAATTAACCGTCAGGTCAGCACCGGTGTAGATGTTCGACTGGATCGTATAGGTCAGGCCCCGGACGATGGACCCCTTGGCCTGCACGTACAGGATGTCCTCGCTGATCCCCAGCGGCGGAACGTGGCTGTGACACCCGTTGAAGGCCTGCGGCTGCGCCTGCTGGCTCGAGGGGGTGATCGGCTGCGGATTGAGCGAGGACCCGCCTGTGCCCGTCAACTGCCACGCCTCGCGACCCGTGAGGATCACCAGACCGCCGGGGCGGGGAATCATCGACTGGATGCCGTCGACCTGGGTGGACCACGGCGAGCCGGTGATCGCGTCGCTGTCGACCGTCGGGCTGCGGACGTCGAAATTTGTGTACGAGCCCGGCACCGACATGAAATACGTGTCGGGCGAACTCAGCGTGTAGCCGTAGACCCGGCGCTGCTGGAAGTAGGACACCGCGCCCGGATAGGTAAGCTCAGTGGTGAAGGGATTGGTCGCCAGTGGGGGAGTGGTGCTGAAATCCGGAACCAGACCGGAGTCGGTGAAAGACACCCCGGAGGCCTGTCCGATGATCCCAAACGGAACGCCAGTGGGAGCCCGGGCCCCGAACGTCGCCGGCGCTTTGTAGATGTTGTATTGCGTCACGTTCACGACCGCCGACCACGTAATGGTGATCGTGCCCGCCGTCGCCGCCACATTGACCGCCGCATCGACGTAGGCAATCGACGACGCGATGCTCTCGCTGCCATCGTCGGGGTTCACTGCCGTCACGACGTAGGCGTAGTAAGTCGAGCCGCCAGCGGAGGCCGAGGCGGATGGAGACGAGGGCGGCCCAATCGTCGGCGCCGGAGAGACCGCGGCAAAGCTCCAGTTCGTGTCCGAGAAGCGCGTCAGGTCCTGCGGCTGGTAGGCGGTCAGCGTGTCCTGATTGACGCAGCACAGGCTCATCACGTCGGCCGACTGGGTGAACTTCAGCCACTGAAGGTCCGCCTCGGCATAGGGGCTGACGACCGTGTAGATGCGGGACATCGTCGCCCCGCCGCTGTAGACGCCAAACGCGCTTGTATCTACCGGGTTGCCGTAGACGTCGTAAAGCTGAAACGTCGTCGCCGTCGATCCATGGGCCACATAGGTCTGTCCGTTGACCTGCGTCATGCCCTGCGCGTTGTTGATCTGGACCCAGTCGCCGTCAAAAATCCCCTGCGCCGCGGCGTAGGTCATCGTGAACGTGGCACCCACGCCGGTTCCGCTGGTGCTTGCCTGCGAGGCGGGATTCGCGGGCGTCGTGCTGTAGGCGCCCGCGGTGGTGATTGTCGCCGTCTTGGGCCCCATGACCACCGGCGAGAACTGCACACCGGAGCCAGTGCCAGACGTCGACCCTTGGGTCATCAGACCGCTCGAGGGATTGACCGAATAGGTGCCGGGGGTCGTCACCGTCACCGTCGACACGCCAAGCACGACGTTCAACTGGCCGCCCACAACCGCGCCGCCCGTCACCGGCTCTGTCGCCGGCGTCGTCGGGTTGACCGTGTACGATCCCGCAACGCTGATCGCCAGAACCGCGGTGATCGCGCCGCCGCCCGACACCGTCACCAGTGCCTGAAACTTCGTGCCGGTGCCCGTGGTGCCCGTCACCGTCTGCGTGCCGGGCGTGCCGCCCGCGCCACCAGCCGCCACGGTGGCCGAAACCACCTTGGTCGTCGCCACGGTGACAATCGCCGGAACGCTGGCCGTGCCGCCGCTCAGTGTCACCGTGTCCGCGGGAGCGTAGTTTCCAATCCCGGGAGACGACACCGGGGCCGACACAAGCTGCGTGCTTGCGATCCGAATGATGGGGGAAATGCCGACGCCGCCCGCCAACTGGGCGGTGTCCCCGACCTTGTAGGTAGCCGTCACTCCGGTAGCGATGGGCGTAACCGCCGTTGCGCCACTGGTTGCGTAGGTCACGACGCCTGGGTTGGCGCGACTGATCCCGGAAATACCAATCGCCGACTCGGTCACATACGCGCCATCCGAGATGACCCGCATGTAGTAGTTGCCGAACTCGAGCGCCAATCCCTGATTGATCGAGAACTGGAAGGTGATCAGGCGGGGCGGATAGGAGCGACCGGTTTGCTTCGAGAAGCCGGCGAACGCCGTACCGGCCCGGCTGTAGGCGCCCCCGGAGAACTTCGGCCACATATTGCGCATCGTCGACGCGCCGATCTTTTCGCGGGCCAAGTCCTGCCGGCCGAACATGCCGGGCGAGTATTCACCGCCAGTGAAGCTCTGCTGTTGAAACGGGATCGCCATTTAGTAGGCGCTTCCATCTGACAGGGTCAGCGAACCGCCCCACGCGCCTCCCCATGTTCCCCAAGTGCCGCTTCCGCCCCAGCCCCAGCCCGCATTGAAATTGGCGGAGTAGCTGCCGGTCGCCCGGGCGCGCGTCCAGTCTGGGATGTGACTCGTGGTGACCGCGCTCTCGTTGCCCGACGCGATGCGGGCCTCGATCACCTTGGCCTTGGCAATCGCGATCTGATTGTTACGGACCTCAATGCCGATCTTCGGGTTCTTCTGCGACGTCCAGATGCCCATGGCGATCTCGCTCGCCAGATAGGCGACCATCGCGCTGGTGAACAGGTTGTCCCACAGGGTCGGGTAGACGGCGTCGAAGGTGTAGACGCACGTCGCATACTGGACGTTCGACAGGATCACGGTGTTGCCGATGGGGCTTGCCCCTTGCGTGCTCAAACCGCCCTGATCCGCCGGCGTGTTGTAGTTCGGGTCATTGGTAATCAGGTACAGCGACGGGCGGATGGGCTGCCACAGCGCCACCGGGTTCTGCTGCGCACTGGTGAGCGGCGAGTCGGCATTGGCCGGCACGATGTTCCCCGCCGGCGTCGGTGGCGTCATAAACGGATTGTACGGGATGTACCGAATGCGCGAACAATCCTGGGGGTAGGCGTACTCGTACTGAAACGAGGTGCCCGGCACGACCGTCCCGACGTTCGCGGTGTTGCCAGAAGCATCGGCCAGCAGCGTCAGCGTCGCCTGCTTGCGGGCAAACGACCACGGTGCCGCGCGCAGAAGGTCCTGCCGGCAACGCCCGTAGGCCCGCAAGCAGATGTTCGCCGTCCGGCTGCCTTCCTCGATGTCGCCCAACTGCACGTCGGAGCCGATGGCATCGAGCGCCATGTTGGCGATGACTGTCGGTGACCCGGCCATTACCGGCCCTCCATCTGCGCTTGCACCGTCGAGACCTGTTCATCCGCGGCTTCCGCCTTGGCCGAATCGAGGCTCACCAGCGACGGGCCGATACGGCGAGCCAGCGCCGCGGCAAAAGCGTCGGAAAACGCGACATCCCAAGTGGCCGGGTCCGTCACGCGCCCGGTGTAGCTCGCAATCGCGTTCGGAATGTTCGTGATGATCGTGCGCCGCGGCGGCGTGTAGCCGGAGTCGTTGAACTCCGTCCACGGGTACTGCTCCGGGTTCATGTTCACGATAAACGACGGCGTGGGCACCACGTTGCGGATTTTCAGGCAGTCGCTGGGATAGGCGTACTCATACAGGAAGCCCACCGGCGGCATCGTCGCTGGGTTCCACGTGTTCGGCGGGAAGTAGCCGCCCGGCGGCGCGCTCTTGAGCAGCGTCAGCGTCACCGTGCGCTTGGCAAAGTCGTAGTCCCAGTTGCGCAGCAAATCATCGCGCGTTTGGCCGTAGACCTGCAGGATGACCTGCGACTGGTTCGAGCCGTCGAGCAATGAGCCAACGCGGAGCTTGTAGCCCAGCCGCGTGAGCGCATTATTGGCAAGGTCCGCAGGCGTGCTGATTGAAACAGCCATGATCAGCCATCCCTCGAGGTCGCGATGTTGATGGCGGCCTCACCAGACTGCAGGAACAACTGCTCGGTCTCCGGACGACCCGCAAGCGCCATCGCGAGCTTGGAGGCCAATTCGCGGACCACCGCCTCAGTGAACGCGCTGTCCCACACCGCTTCGGTCGGCTGATTGTTGTAGACCGCCAGAGCGGATGCCACGTCGCTCCAGATCACCTTCGTCTGCACTCCAGCGACCAAGGCGTTCCCCACCGACCAGTTGGTCGGCAGCGGGTCGTTCGGATCGGCAGTCGCCGACGTCAGGTTCCAAATCTCGATGCCCACCGTCGGGTAGATGTATTCGAAGTCGTACCCCAGCGGGGCGGTATTGCCGCTCAATGTCAGGGCATACACGCGCCGGGATGCGTCCCATTCGAACCGCCGCTGCACCGCCTGGACGGTTTCCGTGTAGAGATATTGGAGCGCCTTGCCGGCGGGTGAATTGTCAAAAGTGGGCGCAAGCCCCGTCACTGCGGGCATGTTATCGCCCATAAGCTGCAAGGCGGCGTTTGCCACTGTGTTGCTAGTCTGCCCCTGCATGATCTATATCTCCTCTATCAATCGGGGAGACCAAATGGCGTTCCAACGTGTCACCGCTGAAGGGCGATTTTGCACCAGATGCCGCACTAGAAAGCCACAAGAGGCCTTTGGCCAATATAAAGCCAGCCGCGACGGCATCAACAACTGCTGCCGTGAATGTCTCCAAATGGCATCTAGGCAATCCAGATACAGCAATCTTGAATTGGCAAGAGCCCGGGATCGGATAAAGGCAAACAGGCGATACAAAAAGAACCGCGCCAAAATTTTGGAAATGCGGGTGGCGGAACGACTCAAATACCGATACGGCCTTTCGCAGACACTAGTAAACGAGATTATAGAAGCCCAGAACGGCCGGTGCGGAATTTGCCGCAAAGAGTTCGGGAAAACCGTCCGAATGAACATAGACCACGACCACAGTTCCGGCGCCGTCAGGGGTCTTTTATGCAGCCGCTGCAATACAGGCTTGGGAGCTTTCGAGGACAATCCGCGACGCCTGTCGCGGGCCATAAAGTATTTGCGGGCCGCCACGCAGGAAGTGCTTCCCGTGTAATCGCTGGTTGTATTGCTTGGGGTCCGGGTTGCCATGGCCAATCATACCTTGGCCATGGGCCTAATTCACGCGCGTACAGGTCAGCGTGCTGTCTTTGCTGTTGCCGCTGTAGTTGAACAGCATCAGCCCGGTTGTGGCCGTGGCGTTGTTGACGCTGATTCGCATGTTCCCGGCGGGGTTGGCGATGTACCCCGACACTGCAATGGTGATTGGATTGTTCGTCGCCGACGGCGTCATGGCTGCCGCGGACGCCGCCACCGTGGTGCCATCCCACAGCTTGACGTTCATCTGGGCGCTGCCCGTCGCCGTATCCCGCAGGGTCACGGTGCCGGAGCAATACCAAGTCCCGGTTGATCCCTGCGCCACCGTGGGGCCCGTGAAGTAGGTCCCGGTGTTGTTGAGGTTGACGTCGCCGGACAGCGAATTGGTGATCTGGGTGTTGCTCGGCACATAGGCCGTGGCCGCGGTATAGGCCGCCGTGCCCAGCGTGCCGCCGGTGCCAATCGCCAGCGTGCTGCCGTCGGTCGCCGTGAACGTGATGGTATTGGACGCGGTAAGCGTCTTGCCGGCTCCCAGCGTCAGGGTGCCAGTTCCAGCCGTCCAGGTGTTGCCGTTGTAGGTCTTGTTCGTGAACGCCTCGGACCCCGCCAGCGTGGCCAGCGTGCCCGTAGTGGGCAGCGTAACGCCGGTCGACCCGGTCACGGTCAAGACGATGGGGAACGCACCGGACGTGGCAAACGACGAAGCGGTGCTGAAGGCACCCCCCAGCGTGATGTTCTGGTTGCCGATCTTCGTGATCGTCATCGCCCCAGTGCTGGTATTCACCGTGGCATCGCCGCCCATGGTGAACCCGGCAAAGGACCCGGAACTGTTGTATTGGATTTGGCCGCTTGAGCCGCCCGGCGTGGTCGACGGGATCGTCCCGCAATCGCTCAGCAGCGTGCCGGCGGTGTTGTTCCAGCAGGCCACATGGCCGACCGTGCTCGAGCCGGGTCCCACCACGTAGCCGTCGCTGAAGGGGAACGTGTAGGTGGTGCCATTGACCTTCATCGTGAGGTCGATGTTCGCGGCACCCCCGGCCGCCCCAAACGAGATCAGCCCCTTGCCGGTCGACGCATTCGGCGAGAGGCACAGATAATGGTAGCCGGTCGAGTTGGTCGAAACGGCGTCCTGCAGGCACATCGTCTCGCCGTTGGGGCCGCTGCCCTGCCCGCTATACGGGGCAGTCCCGGTTCCCCGGGCCGTGACGTTCAACTCGGAAATGCCCTGCCCGGTGGTGTTCCCGCCTGCGGGGCCGCTGTCCAGCACGATGGGCTGGCCAGTGCCCGAAAGCTGGTACATCGGGACGTGCCCGGCGGTCTTGCTGCCCCCCTGGAGGAGCGCCTGCTGGGCATTCGCATCGGCTGCAGCCAGAAGAAGGCCCAGCCACAACAGGATGCGCTTCATTGGAAAACCTCTATTCGGTGCGGTCAGATTTTGACAGGGCGTACCGCTCAAGATACTCGGCCGCGTTGCGCAGAACCGCCACACTATCTTGCAGCATGCCCAATCCGGAATTGCATGTAATGCACAGCAGCCCGCGGTGGCCGCTTGCATCTCGCGGCGACTTTGAGTGATCGTGATCTATCGCAAACCGCTCCACGACCGTATAGCCGTATTTGGTAGGAATATCGGATTTCGGCGATCTTTTGCATATGCCGCACGCGCCGTTCTGGCGGGCCAGCATTTGAGCGTACTGATCGGGACTCACGCCGAATTTGCGCTGAGCGTCGTTCGCGCGCCCGTACTCGTGCCAAGCTGGCGTTTTGGCGCGATATTTTGCATGGCCAATCTTGTGGATTTTGGCTCTGCACGTCCGACAATGCGGCCGTGGCAACAGTTTGACATTTGCGGTGCCGGACTTCCTCACCGGAAACTCAGAGAGCGGCAACAGCCTGTCGCAATCCGCGCACTTCTTCTTTTGAACCGCGGACCCCGTGGGAAACTGAACGACAGAAGCGATGCTCATTCACTAGTCCCTTTTAGCTAAGGACTGCGAGTATAGCCTATTCCTGCGGCGGACAGACATGGGCTCACGCTCCATCTCCTCCTCCGCCATTTCGTTCTCGGCTTCTTCGGACTCGACGCAGCACATGGACTCGATCTGAAGCTCCACGCGCTCGCGCTTGCCGCCGTCGGTGTCGTTCGAACTGACCGACGTGATGCGGGCCAGGGCGTGGAGGTGGATCACCCCGCCGACGGTGCAGTCGTCGCAGCACAGGCCAAGCTCCGCCAACTGCGCGTCCTCGAGCGAAATGCGCAGCCCGTAGGGGAAGCGCGGCTTGTCCATGCCCGGCATGGGGATCGGAATGTCCAGCGCGTCGGCTTCGCTCAGCGCCATCGACTTCATGGGATGGACCTTGGCCATGGACTACTCCTCGACCGGGGCTTCCGTGTTGTTTGCCGGCGCCTGCTCCTCGGCCGTCACGCCCGGGCCCGACTTCAGGCCCTCCATGTGCTTGGCCATGTACTCGCGGATCGCCTTCTGGTGACGCTGGTGCATCTGCTTGACCGAGGCGACGTGATTGCCGCTGTGGTCCCGGTACTCGCTTTCGTGCGCCTTCAGCATCGTGCCGAGGCCTTCGAACATCTGGTCGATGCCCTTGCTCTCGCCGGCCTCGTGCGCCTCGTCGGCCATCTTCGTGCCTTCGGACTCCTTGCCCTCAGACTCGGCCTTTTTCTCCATGGCCTTGTCCTCGCCCTTCTTCTCGTCGACCTTTGCTTCGGCCTTGGGCTTGTCCTTCTTGTCGTACAGCTTCGAACGGTCGGCCATTGGTGTCTCCTACTTCTTCGACCGGGGATGGTCGTACATCTTCTTCCGCTTGCTCATGCCCATCAGCGTCTCCGCCAGCCGGGCCTCCTTGCCGAGCTTCCCGCTGTCGCCAGCGTGCTCAGCCGCAAATTCCTTCGTCGACTTCCCGGCCGCCTCCGCCTTCTTGCGGAACACTCCCTTGCCGCCCTCGGTCGCCTTTTTGATCCAGTTCTTCGCCACCGTGCGGCTCCCTGCATCAACCTGCGTCAACCGGCTCATCGACCGTCACATGCTTGTAGTGCCCGGCGATCTCCGCCCGGAACCACTTGCCCTTCGACTCCGCATCCATCCCGCGGTCGAACACGACGCGCGGAACCTCCGGATAACGGTACAGCCCACCGCCCTTAAAACGCACGAACAGGCCGGCGGCGGAGAAGCCAATGGCCTGGAGGTTGCTGCTATCGACGGGAGTGAGACTGGGGACCTTCACTGGCCGCTCCGGGGATTGTCGTAGAGCTTCTTGCGTCGCTCTTTGGACCGCTTTTCGTAGGAGTCGTAACCGGCTTCACGCTCCTCCTTGTTGGCGGCCTCGGCAGCTTCATCGGCGGCGCGCGTTTTCAGGATTTCCTTGGCGGTCGGGCGGCGCCCCTTGTTGGTGTCGCCCTCGGATTCCCAAAGCGCATCCTCAATCTTCTCTTTCGCTTTGTCCGCCATCACTTGCTCCGAGGGTGATCGTACAACCGCCGCGCTTTGCTCTTACGCTCGGGCAGCTTCCCGCCCTTGTCGGCCGCAGCGTACTCCGCCGCGGCCTCGCCTTCCTTGCCGGGCTTGTCCTTGTTGGCCCAAGCCCAGCGCCTTTGTGCCTGCGAGACGGGCGGCACTTAGCCGCCGACGCGCGCAACGCAGATGTAGTCCCACTTGTTGCCGGACTGCGATGCCTGCACCAGGGTGATCGCCGTCGCCGAAACCGAGTAGGCCGGCGTCGACGTGCCCGGCGCGACCTGCGAGGTCACGACGCAGTAGGGAGCCGCGGCGTAGGCGGCCGAGAAGGTGATCACGCAGCCCGTGGCCGAGGTGCCCGCGGTGACGGTGCCGGCCGAGTCCGTGCCCGAGATCGCCGGCGAACCCGTGCCGCACGAAGAAAGGGCCGGCGTGCCGGAGTGGCCCGAGGCGCCGCCCAGCACCCACGCGCGGAACTGCGTCAGGGTCGCGTAGACGCTTTGCGCCGACGGCTGGC